AATGATTTATTTTTTGTTTGTAATTTATTGTTTTTTAGATAGTTATGTTATGTAAAATTCAGCCTTCCAAGCTGAGGGTCGCGGGTTTGAGCCCCGTCTTCCGCTCTTCTGAAAATCAGGCAGTTACAAATAAAGTGACTGCCTGATTTCTTTATATATGCTGCATAACATACCCCTTTTAGGCCCTTTTAGACCCTTTTAGTCCTATCTTTGTATGCAAATTCTATGCAAATTTTTTGATTTGCATAAACAAAAAGAAATAGATATATGGCAACAGTTAAATTCTACCTTGATAAAAGAAGGCAAAAAAAAGATGGGACTTACCCTCTAAAGTTGAACGTGTTCCATAATAAACAAATAATGATAGCTACACAATTAAGCGCATCGGATAAAGAGTGGGCTGGAAATGAGTATTCCATGCGGGCACAAAATTATAAACCAAGAAACATTGTCGCTCGCGGGATAATAAACAAGGCGGAAACTGTAATATTAACGTTGGAGCAACAGGGTAAGCTGAAATCAACAACGGATGCATCATTAAAAAAAATGATAGAAGAAGCCATAAGCAATAAGACCCAAAATGAAAAGACATTCTTGTACTATCTTGATGAATTTATATCGAAAAAGAATAATCAAGGTACCAAGACCGTATATACAACCACAAGGAACAAGATTAAAGAATACGATAGCCGCTGTACATTTGAAAGCATGGATAAATCGTGGCTTGAAAATTTTGAAGCGTGGATGGCAAAGACGATGAAAGTTAACGCCTACGCTATTCATTTACGGAACATACGCACCGTATTCAACTATGCCATTGATGAAGAGTACACGACATTGTATCCATTCAGAAGATTTTCAATAAAAAAAGAGGAAACCCGGAAACGCAGCCTCACAGTAGAACAGCTTAGATTATTAAGAGATTACCCATGTGAGGAGTATCAGATAAGATATAGAGATATATTTATGCTTATGTTTTACCTTATAGGGGTAAATGCAGCCGATTTGTTTAACGCAAAACATTCCGCATTGGTAAATGGTCGCTTTGAATACAAAAGGGCTAAAACGGGGAAATTATACAGCGTAAAAGTAGAACCGGAGGCTATGGATATAATAGAAAAATATAAAGGGAAAAGCTATCTTCTCAATATAATGGATGAATACAGGAATTACAAGGACTTCCTGCATCGAATGGGGATAGGACTAAAGCAGATCGGGAAACTTGAACGAAAAGGATTAGGCGGGAAAAAGATAAGAACTCCTCTGTTTCCTGATTTATCCTCTTATTGGACGCGTCATACTTGGGCCACAATAGCATCTGAGCTCGACATTCCCAAAGAGGTAATAGCGCATGCTCTTGGGCACAGTTGGGCAAATAGCACTACAACGGATATATACATACGATTTGATAATAAGAAGGTGGATGAAGCTAATCGGAAGGTAATAGATTACGTAAATAAAAAATAAGCAAGCCAATTGCCTGCCTATTCTTTCACGAAGTCAACTTTGTAATCCAATGCCTTTGCAATTTTGGAAAGAATATCTATACCCGTACTGTATTTTCCAAGCTCTATACGGGCTATGTTTCCGGGAGCAATCCCGGTTAACTCGGATAATTGCGCTTGCGATATTCCCTTTGCCATGCGAAGCTCTGCTATTCGCTTACCTATTCGTTCTCTGTCATTCATGGTTATCTGATTACTGCATCCTCTATTCTCGCAGGATATGGTCTGCCTAATTCATTCTTCGCATTCACTCTCTCAAGATCGATGGTAAGACCGGATATGTCTATACCTGCCTCTTCTGCCAATTCTCTTACTTGGTCTTCGTCACGAGCTATCGCATGGTACAATATAGTATCGCTGTGTTCTTCGTCAAAAATATTATAGCTATTCATATTATTTGCCCGTCATGCCGATAGCGCAGCATTATATATTATAATTTAATTTCGTTTCCGATTGCAAACTTAGCAAGGCAATAAGCCTGTTTTTCAGAACACTTCATATATTTATCAACTGATTGACAAATTGAAGCAATAAAGTCATTTCCGGATTCTTTAGCTTTCATTTCAATCTTAGAAAGCATTTCTGCTGAAATCTGATAGCTCATAGAGTTTCTGTCACCGGATGCGCATCCATTAATCCACATCATTTTGTTTTGAATTTCTTCAAGTGGGGTTAAAGCTTTCAATTCTGCCTTTTTGGGTGATTTTTTCAAGGAAACACCATTTTCGTCGGTAAGGTTGAATGCCATTTCTTTTTTTGAGAATCCAGCCTCATAAGAAACTTCTACATAGCCGGTTGATTTGGTGATAATACGAGTGATAGTACCTTTTTGACCTTTTTTGTTGAAAACAACTTGATTGATAGTAATCATAACTTTATGCCGCTTATCCGTTGCCGCCGGTTCTATTGTTATTTGATATTGCAAATATACTATCAAATTTGATAGTAAGCAAGCGAAATAAACTTTATTTTTTATGCTATACAACATGTAAGTCGCAATAAGACAAAGACATTATTTTTAACTAAATAAATTGTAAATATCACATATTGTTTATTATCTTTGCAAAAGCATGTCAAGTGGCATGTGTACCCATACTGACGAAAAGACATGAAAGGACTTACAATCAAACAAGAAAACTTCTGCAATTATTACATTGAAAGCGGTAATGCTTCCGATGCTTATCGTCGTGCCTATTCGTGTGGGAAAATGAAAGCGGAAACTGTTAACAACAAGGCTTTTCAATTGTTAAATCAGGACGATATTGCGGCGAGGGTCAAGGAGTTGCAGAAAGAGCAAAAAAACAAGTCAGATATAACCAAAGAGCGTATTCTGCAAGAATTATCCGGGATTGCATTCTCTACTATTGCGGATATGCACAATACTTGGATAGAACGCAAAGAATTTGATAAACTGTCTGCCAAAGAGAAATCAGCGATAAAAAGTATATCCACCAAGATATTGAAAAAAAATATCGGAACAAGTGACGCTCCGGAAATTGTGGATGTTGAATACGTGAAGATAGAACTTTATGATAAGATAAAGGCTATCGAACGTATATGTAAGATGCTCGGATTTGACGAGCCTACGAAGATTGATTTGAAGAGTATGCTTTTTGATGTTGATACAGGAGATGAGTAAAAATGAAAAGATCACATTTGATTATCGGAAATTCAATCCAAACTTTCATCATTTAAAAAAATCATTAAAAGATGATGATATCCGGTTTATCTTTTTGATCGGTGGCTCTTCTTCGTCCAAATCCTTTTCGGTTGCACAGGCTATATTACTGTTCTGCTTATCTGACGGATATAATACTCGTGTTTATAGGAAGACTGGTGCAACCATAGCGGACAGCATATATAAAGCATTTAAGGAAGCAGCTAACAGTCTCGGCGTTTCAAAAGCATTTGATTATAGGGAAAACGCTATTAAATGCTTCAACGGCTCATATATCACATTTAGCGGTCTTGATGATCCCGAAAAGATAAAAGGTCTTGAAAGTTATCAGTTTGTCGTATGCGAAGAGTTGAGTGATTTTGCCGAAGCTGACTTCAAGCAGATAAAAAAACGTTTAAGAGGCCGTTTGGGCCAAAAGATAATATCCATGTTTAACCCCATATCAGAGGAGCACTGGATAAAGAAGAATGTGTTCGACAAAGAGGACTTGCACGAGGTCGACAATTATCTGTATGGTATTAAAAACACATTGACAGGAGATGTATTGCCAAAGGAATACACTACAATAACCAAAAAACTTATTAACTCTCCCCGCATAATAACCAACCCACGTACAGGAGAAGAGGAAGTGCATGCGCCTGACACGTTGATATTAAAGTCTACCTATCTTAATAATTTTTGGGTTGTCGGTTCTCCTGACGGCACTTATGGTTTTTATGACAGGCAGGCGGTTGCCGATTTTGAAAAGGATAAAAATAGAGATTATAACTATTACCGCATTTACGCTCTCGGAGACTGGGGTAGCATAAGGACTGGCGGAGAATACCTGTACGCATTTGATGCAGGAAAACATAGGGGGAACTATCCGTATGATTCTAAAATACCCATTCATATATCGGTTGATAATAACGTACTTCCATATATTACCGTAACGCTATGGCAAAAAAACGACAACAATTTCAGGCAGATACACGAAATATGCGCGGAAGATCCTAATAATACCGTTACTCAGGCAGCGTCAATGACAAGGGACTGGCTTACGTCTATCGGGTATGCAGATGTGTTATTTGTTCATGGGGATGCCACTACAAGAAGCGGTAATACAATAGATGACGAAAAGAGGTCATTTTTGGATAAGTTTATTGAGTGCTTGGAACAGAGGTTTGTAGTTAATGACTGTGTTCCCGCCTCTAATCCTTCAGTCGCTTTGTCGGGTGAGTTTATAAATGCCATATTGTCCGGTAATCTATACGGAATAAATATAGGTATAGACGATTCTTGTAAGAAGTCAATAAGAGACTATGAGAACGTGAAGAAAGATGCCAACGGGGCTATTTTAAAGCAAAGGATTAAAAATAAGGAAACCGGGCAAAGCTATGAGGAGTTTGGACATTGTACGGACACATTTAGATACGTTGTTGTAGACGTGTTCAAAGATGAATATACAAGATTCTCCCTCAAGAGGAAAAGAAGTGTTCAATCCGAAGATGATGTGTTGTACTTTAATGCGGATGCAGCCGGAAGCGAGTTGTTATACGTTATTCCTGATAATTTCGGAATGATGACCGCTGTGTCGTGCGTTATACATGATTACATAGATATAAGATATGTAGTATATCATGGCTGCTATGACAGCGATATGTTATTCAGATGTGTTGAAAACGCAAAGGGTCTTGTTATATTCGAGTGCGAAAAAGCATTCTTCCATACAGTAAGGGAGTTGAGGGAATTAAGGGAAATAAAGGTAATATCTTCTTCATCCGATTACAAGCTTAGAATAGAGGCTAACAAAGACTTTATCAGGAAGAAAGTAAGGTTTTCAGGCGGTTATGAAAGTAATGCTGATTATCTGTTATTTATGAATGACTTTTTGGACTATAACGGTAAGGACAGCGCCTCTGCTATTAACATCATATCCGCCATGTCCAAGTATATAAGAAAGAATTTTTTTTAAATTGTTATTTTTACTTAGTCTAAATAAAAATAGTTCGTTTTTTATTTGCTATTCAATATGTTAGTTAGTATATTTGCATAAAATAATAGCCTTTGGTATGTTAAGTAACATACTACCCATTGTTGAACTAAAAGACCAAAGGCGATAATCATGTATATGGTTGTTGCCTTTTTTATTTAAGCATGAATTTATCTTTTGAGACAAAGAATTTTCATTTATCTATTGGAGGCAAGTCCAAGGATTTAATCAGCGACAAACAGGGGAATGTCTACGGATATGTGCGCAACACGCTATATGACATCGCCTCTCCTTATGTAGCCTCCGATAACTTCATAACCCTATACGAATCTGTGCCGGAAGTGTTTTTCCCGGTAAGATATTTGGTAGACAAGATTGTCAAGGGTAATTTTATGCTAAAATCAACAAAGGACGATTCAGTCGTATTCAACAATGATAGCATAAACAAGTTCTTGACACAGCCAAACGCACTTCAATCATTTGATGAGTTCGTATCACTTCACTTTCTATATAAATTTCTGACAGGTAACTCATTTATCAAAGCATCTGTGTTTTCAGAATCACAAAAAGAGCTATGGAAGAGATGCGATGATTATTGGGTCCTTCCATCCGGCAGCGTTGATATTGTAGCATACAACAATGCTCCCTTGTTTTCTCCGGCAAGTGTATCTGATATAATCCAATATTACAGACTGTCTTATTCCGGTATTATGGATGATATGCCGCCGGAAACTGTTCTTCATGTGAAGGAGCCTAATGTAAACACCTTTACCTGTAACCTCAAGGGACAAAGCAGGCTTGTATCACAGATAAAGCCTATATCCAATCTTATATCTGTGTATGAAGCAAGGAATGTTATATACACCAAGAGAGGCGCTCTCGGCATCATTGTATCAAGAAAGAAAGATGAAACCGGGACAGTCGCTCTAACTCCTGACGAGAAAAATAATATCCGCGAAGAATACAATACTGTGTACGGATTAGGAGAAGATAAATATCCGGTAGCAATAATAGATACAGATACGGATTTTATCCGAACCTCTATGAGTATTCAGGAATTGCAACCGTTTGACGAGACGTTGCAGGATGCCATATCAATAGCCGGTGCGTTCTCTATACCTGCGCAGCTTGTGCCAAGAAAGGACAACAGCACTTTCAACAATCAGCAAACAGCGGAAAGAAGCGTCTACTACAACATCGTTATCCCGGAGGCTAAATCTTTCGCAAGAAGCCTTACCCGATTCTTGGGGCTTGAAAACAGCGGTTTGTACTTAGATGTGGATTATTCAGACGTGGATGCCTTGCAATCAGGAAATAAAGAGAGACAAGAGACTTTAAACATTATCTCGGTAAAGTGTAAAAACGAGTTTCTTAGCGGGGTAATAACCCTTAATGATTGGCGGGCACAGATAGGTGAATCAAAGGTTTCAAACCCTTTATACGATAAGCTCATATTGGAAATGAGCGATCAGGAAGTGGAACGAATCAAAGGTATTATTTCTTCAGGTAACACAAAATCAAATAGCAATGGAGCAGCTTAGAGACATAACATGTAAGACAAGGACGAACGATGTTGACGAGAAAGGCATTGTAACTGTCGCTGTAAACGGAATAGGCATTCAGGATGCGGATGGTGACATATCGGCTAAAGGTTCTTTCAATAAGACGTTGAAAGAAAACTTCAGCAGGGTTAAATGGCTGTATAATCATGACAGAGGCATTCTGCTCGGATGTCCGATAGAGGGTAAGGAAATTGACGGAAACCTTGTTATGACAGGTGCTATCAATTTAAAAAAACAGATAGGGCGAGATGTGCTGGAGGACTACAAGCTTTACGCAGAATACGGAAAGACCCTTGAACACTCTATCGGGGTAAAGGCTATAAAAAGAGACGATAAGGATAGGAGAATTGTAAAAGAGTGGTCTTTGTGGGAATATTCAACCTTATCATCATGGGGAGCCAATCCGCAAACCTTTCTTATTGATATTAAGAACGCAGACAAGCAGACAATTCAGGAGCATATAGGTTTCCTTAAAAAAGCCCTTACGATGCGTTATTCCGATGATAAATTAAAAGAATTAGACATGAATTTAAGTTTGGTAGAAAAGGCATTATCCGGGCAGGATATTGTGACGTGTCCTCATTGCGGGCTTTCCTTTGATTACAATAGTGTGCCGGAAGAGACATTTGAAAACCAAGTATTGGACAGTGTAGGGAATTATACGCGTTGGATAGCAGAGGATGTAGTGTCTGCGGAAATGGCAAAGCTTAAACCGGAGATACAGGAACAGGTTCTTAATATCATATCGTCAAAGAAAAGCATCGAAGAACTTGCCGCTTATGTAAGGTGTCCTAAATGCTATGCAAGGATTTATAAGAGTTTCATAAACAAGAATACAGAGCCGCCGGAGGGCACTCACCAAGAAGAAAGCCGCAAAAGCACTTTTTCATTGGAGGGACTCGCTATTAAAGGTTTAATATAATAATTAGAAGAAATGAATTTGATTGAATTTGCAAAAAAAGAAAACGAATTGACATTGGAGGAAAAGCAAACTCTTGGTACAATTCAAAAAAAGGTGAATGATACGGTGGAGGAGCTTCTCAAAGGGCTTATCTCTGAAAGTTCATTCAACGAGAAAATGAAAAGCGTAGATGAGCAGCTTAAGGCCCTAAACGAAGACGGTAAGGTTGGTCTTGCTGTTAAGGAACTGGGAGAGTTCAAAGAAGAAATCAAAGAGTTGTCAAAACAGCTGGAAGTGTTGAAGGCAAAGGGCTTTAACGTGAACGGCAACTCTAACAATCTTGGCAAAAAGATTGATGAGTTCTTGGATTCAGAGAAGTTTAAAGACTTCTTGGACGGGAAAACAAAGAGTTCAGGCCGCTTTGACATTGATTTGAAAGATGTGACAGACCCGGTCAGCATGACTAATGACTATGCCGGAGACAAGCTAATCACTCGTCAAAGCAGCCTTGTTGTAACTAAGATCAATGAAGGAGCGCACATTCGCGACATCATGACCGTAGACCAGGGAGACCCTGCATATCCTACAATCACATTCACGCAGATCTACGATCTTGACAGAAACGCTGCTGCTGTTTCAGAGAACGGAAGACTTCCTGAATCTTCATTCAAGATCAAAGAGCAGACCGTTGGCGTATGCCGCATAGGTACTTATGTTCCGTTGAGCAAGCGATTGCTTAAGTCTCGTGTCTATGTACGCTCATGGCTTATAAACCGTCTTGCCTCTTGGGTTAGAATGGCTGAGGACTTCCAATTCATGTTCGGTGACGGACAAGGCGATAATTTGAAAGGTATTGCAAACTACGAAGATGTTCTTCCGGCAGAAAATATAATCGGCAAAGACGTGGTAACCGGCGCTAAGGGTTCTGTTAAGTCGGTAAGCACTTACAATGGCGGCAAACAGTCCATTGTTGAGTTTACAGAAGCACAGCCTGAAATCATGGACGGTCAAAAGATTACGTTTGCAGGTTCTTCCGTTGAAGGTTTCAACTCTACTTATGTTGTTCATAAGATGAATGACAGAAAGATTGTTGTTGACTATGCATACGCTGCCGTAGCTGATGCGACATCCGCTGTCACATTCACAGTTAAGAACAACCTGTTCAATTCTGTTGTATCTCCTAATATCGGCGATGCAATCAATGCTATCTTCGCAATCATGACCTATGCGGAATACACGCCTTCGTTCATTGCGCTTAACCCGTCTACCGTATTCGATGCAGAAACGGCAAAAGATACATCCGGACGGTCTCTCGGCCTTGTTACTACCGTTAACGGTGTCAAGTATATTTCCGGAAGACCTATTATTGAAACAACGAAGATCAACCCGGGCAAGTATTTTGCAGGAGATATGACAAACGGCGCTTCTCTGGTCGACTGGAGCAATCTTAGCGTTGAGTTTGCAGAAGATGTTGAAACAAAACTCCGCAATACTGTTGTCCTCATTGCACAGGAAGAGGTTCAGATGCCTGTTTACAACCCGGCTGCATTTACATACGGTAATATTGCCGATGTGATAACCGCCATTAAAGTTGCTGCCTAATGGATAAGGTTATAATTATACGAGGTAGTCAACTGGAAGTAGATAAGATCATTCAGGAAAACCGAATAAGGAAGGAAATGGGGCTTATTTCCATTGAGGAAGGCGCCCCTAAATCCTCCGAAAAACGCGAGATTCCTGAAAAACGAGAAAAGACATCTCCGGTTGCGGACAATAAAAATGTTTAATTATGCTCATTGATTATGCTTTTTTTCAAGGGCCGCTATTTATTAGCGGAATAATTTCTCCGGATGTTGCTCCGTCATTGACAACATCTGCTATAACAGGAGATGTGAACAACTATATATCCTATTATGAGACGGAATACCTGATAAAGGTTCTTGGTAAAGAAGTATATGAACAATTTTCCGAATATCTCCAGTCAGAAGAGAAAGAACCTGTAAAACTGTGGGATGATTTAAAGAGCATGCTGGTTGGCACTATGGGAGGGATGAAAATCTCTCCTATTGCCAATTACATATACTTTTTCTACGCAAGAAACCATCAATGCGATGTAACCGTCAACGGTGTAAAGAAAGACAGCGATGTCGGTGATCTTGTATCTCCTATGGGGAAAATGGTTTCTGCATGGAATAGCATGGTTATAATGAATGCGGACCTCTATAAATGGCTTGATACGCAACATATAGAGGGCTGGACGTTCGATAAATCATTATTGAAACCTGTAAACACATTCAATCTATGATAGTAGAGATTTTCAGCGATATATGCAAAAGAGTGTCTTCCGAAGTTGGGTATGACGTGAATTATATATTCGGCGACAGTACATATATAAGGGAAGCCATCTTGACGCAAAAGAAGATACCACAGACCGCTACAAAACGCTTTCCTTTAATCGGGCTTTATACTCCGTTCGTAGAGGATAAGACAGATAGCAAGGTGTATTGCAAGGCTGATGTCAATATAATCATAGCAGTAAACACGCTCAAGGATTACACCAATGAGCAGCGTATAGAAGTATCTTTCAAAGGTTTGTTAAGACCGTTGTATGATGCTCTAATCAAGGAAATGGGTGCTGAAAAAAGGTTTGATTTTGGATATTCGGGGCATGTGGCTCATTCTTATTCGGAAAATCTTGTATTCGGTCGAAGAGGCGCTTTTGACGCTGACGGAAAGGAGATTGAAGAAAAGATTGATGCTATTGAAATAACTAATTTAAGTTTAACGGTAAAAAAAATAAAATGCTATGGCAACAGATTATAGACAATGTCCGGGGGTTGCAACCTTTAATACGGGAAATTCCGTATGCGTGTTAGACCCCGGCAAGGTAAAAGCTATCATATTGGTAATGCATGGGTATAAGTTACCCAAAACTCTGACAGCGGACGCTTTGGAAGCAGCCTGTCATGCAGACCGACCGGGAAGAATATTTCCGATTAAAACGATTGTGGAATACGCTCCATCAGGCGGGGAAGCGCAAACCTCAGCGACAGGTTACGGCCCTACAAAGATCACAGGATACTCGCCCAAAAACGATGTATGGACGCTTGAAAATTACGATGCAAGCCTCAAGGCTAATCTTATGGCTGCAAAAAATACAGCGTTTGATGCATATTTTGTAGACGAGAACAACGTGATATACGGCATGAACGACGGTACGGAAGAACTGGCTGGAATTGAATTGTCCGGCGTATATCCGGGCGGTCAGGACTGGGATTCTTCCGGCACAGAAGCCAACCTCACTATTGCAACGATGTTCAAGGATTACGAGAAGTATATCAAGAACGCTGGTGTAAAGGCGTGTGACTTTGACGTTGTCGGAGCGCTGAAAGGGCTTGTTTATGTTGAGCTGGTTTCAACAGAATCAAAGAAATACAAGCTTGTTGAGCACTTCGGAAGACTTGATATAACCCCATACTACGGAGCGTTGCTTCAAGAAAATGCGACTACTGCATTACCCGGTGCAACAAGTGTATCCTACGCAAACGGTGTTATTACCGTAGGCGAGGGAGAACCGACACTTGCTTCCCCCTCTGTGTTGCAAGGAGCCGGAATCACAGGCATAGAGGCTTGGGGATGAAAGTAGAAGGAATTACATTCAACGATGAGAGAGTAAGAAACATGAAGAAGAGGGACTTCATAAACTCTCATAAGGATGTGTTTTTTCTTGACCGTCCGATAGAGGAGCGCGAAAAGGTGCTTTCTTCCATTTACGAGGATATAGCCTCTTCCGGTGCTCAAAGGCAGAAGAAAGACGGTGATATGTAACTGTGTTGTGTATATTAATTAGGGGTGTTCATTTAGTTCACCCCTTAATTGTATTTGTTATGGCTAATATAATTGATGCGGAAAAAGCCGTAAAACAGTTCGTTGAGGGGTTTGAGCCTATGATACGGGATGTAATGGTAGAAAACAGGGAGGAGGTTTCACAATATATCGTAGAGCAGTTATGGTCAGGTATTAACGGAAACGACAAACCATTACGTCCTACCTACTTCAATGATCCATATTTTAATACTAAAGAGGCCGGATATTGGTATAAAAACGCTAAGGGATACGCCGCGTTTAAAAATAGGATTGCTCCTCTATTGTATTCTGATTTAATAAACGCCCCTGTGAGTTCAAAAGGAACGCCTAACCTTATAATTACAGGTGAGTTTCACGATTCAATTACGGCTACTCCGACAGACAAGGGGCTAAAAATAGGAAGTGAGGGTGTCAGTTTCAGCAGCGACATAGAAAAAAAATACGGTCAGGCAATTTATCGTGTCGGTTCCTATGCCCGGAAAACATTTTTTAGAAGATGCCTAAAACAAGGCATTGAAGATTATTTCAGAAAATTCGGCTTGTAATGGGGTGTGCGTGCGAAAATAAAAAGAGAATGGCAGACATAGCCAATATGAGGATGCTTGCAAGGAAAGTGGCCCAAATGGAGGGTAAGGTATATGTCTTGTATGAGAATGGCGGAATATTTAATTTCTGCCCGCGGGGAGAGACGTTTAAAGGTGTATTTATAGAGTATGTTTGGTTCTGATATTAAAAATAGAACACTGTTTTTTGTATAACCCCCGTAATATTTCTGCCTTCAAATTGAAAAATATTAAAAATAAAACAAAGGCGGGAGTTACCCCGCCTCTTAAGTTTACTTTTTAAGCCCCATTATTATCCGCATATTAGGCATTACTGTTTTCTCAACTCTGTGTGTCTTTGTGCCCTCTGTTGAGGTATCCGTCTTATTGTTTTTTCCACGTTTTAGCGCCTTTATCTCTTCCTCCAATTCGTCCACACGTGTAGACATAATATTGTAAGCGTCCAGCAAATGGCTTATGTACCCTACAACGGATTGCATGTTTTTCAACTCTCTAAGAACCTGTTCATGTTCTTCTGATACTATACTCATTTGTCTCACCAAATCGGATGTATTTGTTCTCATATAGATAAAATATTTGTTTTAGGTTTAAAATCAGCACATCGGCTGTGATTGTAATGTTGTTTGGGTTGAATTTAACCCACTGGGTTGTTTGGGTTATTTTATTTTTGCCGTTTTCCCGTCAGAAGGCTTTCCACCGAATAAATAATTAATGTAAGCAAGTCCTTTGGGCTTACAAAGTACCTTCTGATATAATATGTCGGGGTGACTGTCTCTGTGTATCGGTGGTAACAGCGTCATTTCAAAATACCCTGCGTCAATGTACTTTTGTTTCGGTTCGTTTCGGTCTTTAAAGAACACATCTGCTTCCCTTAGCTTCTTGAAAAGAGTGTTTCTCCCAAAACCGAGGTTGAGAATTTTAGCGGCTTGGCCTATGTCTACTTTGCCCTCTGCTTTGAAAGCTGTTTCGGCAAAGTCGGCTTTGGGCTGGAGCTTGGCGTTCTTTTCTTCAAGCTGCTTTAGCCTTTCTTCTTTTCTTTTGATTGTTTCCTGTGCCACTATGAGTGCACGTGCCATGATTTCTTCGGGAGTGTCGTCCTGTTTGGTTGCGATGTATCCACCGGTCTTGCGGATGGTTTTTAGAATTTCCTTAACTCCTTTCTTAAATTCTTTGGCGATTGGTTTTCGGGATTGAAATAAAGCCTCATACAAACCGTCCTCTGTTAGCAGCCAAACTTCTTGATTTCCACCGGGGGTCGTAATAATGTTACGAACCTTTTCGTCTCTATCTACAAGATTGGTTAGTTTACTTGAATTGCTTGCAGAATATTCTATTATATCTGCAACTTCCTTTGTTAAGAATAATGGGTTTTCAGCGGTTCCGTAAACTGTGAATTGATGTCCAAGCAATTCTGTTTGTTTTAGGACTTGAATAGGATTTGTTGACATAACAAAAAAAATGCACCTACTACGAGCTGTCAACAAATCCATAAGATTAATGTCGGAGGCGTTTCCGTATCTCCACTCGGTAGGCGCAATATCTTAATTTTATACGATACTACTTATTAATATGTATTGGCAAAAAAATAACTCTATATGGATAGAGCCATAAGAGTTTACCTCTCTTATGAACTTGTTGACACCGCAAATATAACAACATTTTGTCAATCTGCAAAGGGATTTCGTTATTTAGACAGAGTATAAATTACAAAGGTTTCTATTGAATATATTGCTTAATTGCCATTTTTAGGGTTTATTTGTGAACAAATTTAAAAACTATACAATACTATGGATTTCGTTATTTTGCTTATATTGCTTTTTATAGCTTTGTTCTTTTTGTGTCGTAAATTACTTTGTTGGTATTGGAAAGTCAATGAAAGAATAAACAACCAAAAAGAAATAATTAGACTTCTTAAAAAACTTGCAAAAGAAGAAGATACACCAACGCAAGATAAATCGTCTAATGGTTTTAATTTCTTAAATCCAATGAAACCAAAAGTTTACAATTCATGATTAAATATTTATAATCATTCTAAATTGTGAAGATTTATGCCAAATATATTGTCAAAACGGTTTATTTAAGGTTACTTTGCAAACAAAACTTAAAAACGTATTATTATGGAAAACATGCTACTTGTTACTTCGATCGTTATTATTGCATTTGGTGTATTACAGATTATTCTATTCTTCAAAGTATGGGGAATGACTAATGATGTAAGACAAATTAGAAAAAATATTATTGGAAATAGCTTAGATGAAGCTCATAAACAAATTGTACTTGGCAATAAAGATAAAGCTTTTGAAATATATAAACGTTTATATGTTGAAGATTTAATTAAAATATCCGAACTTACGGGGGACTTTAAATATAATTATCCCGGATTGGTTAAAAAATACGAATACGAGTTATCCAAATTGGGAGATGAATATAGTATTGATTTTGCTAAGTATGATGAAATTAATAAGATAAGAAAAATAACAGAATAGAGAACAGGTATTTACAATTATATTATGAAAAAGATATTATTAATGTCACTGATACTATTATCAGTGACTTCGTGCATGTCATATACTTATTACGAAAAAGGATACGCTCTTGATTTTAGAGAATATATCAAAGACCCTAATTTTACAATAAATCCTACTGATATAGGAAATAAAGACTTTACTCCAATAGGGATAATAAATTTGGAATTTCACGTAGGAAACAAAGTAGAAAAGGGTGACAAGGATTATGTATATCAAGTAGGAGACTGGGCCACTGGGAAATTATATTATCCAACTTTTGAAAGAATTATTTCATTGGCGGTAGAGGAAGCTAAAAAAATGGGTGCAAACGGGATTATTTCATTTAAAATAGAAGAACAATGGAATAAGTCAAAGCTGCCTGTATACATCGTTAGTGGCAACGCAGTAATATACTAATGCTTATTTAGACCGTTTCTAAATTACAAAGAAATCCGTCTCATGTTTTGGTTACATCCCTATTTCTGCTTTAATTTGTATCGGAAATAATATTATTAACAATGTAGTAAACATTGTTAGGTAGTGTTATGTTTAAATTGCATCGTTCGTTCTGTCGTTCTACAATATTATAGAATAAAGGTGGTATGGGTAATATAAGATTAAAACAAAATCCTCGTTCGTCTAAGAAGAACATCTCTGATTTGAGTAGATCCAATTCAGGGAAGAAGTTTGTATTGTCTGATATTTCCCAAGAGGAACTTAATAAAAGAAGAATACCCGTATATTCATATTTGTTATAATAGGAGTGCATGGGAAGCTGGAGCGAACAACAAGAAGTTAAGAAAGAACGGAAAGAGAAAGACAAGACCCGAAGAGAAAAACTCGCAGGGTATTTCTTTGATTTATCTAAACTTTCTTTCGCAGGGCTTGTTATAGGTGGAATAGTTTCTATAAAGCCGGATAGTGCAGACTATCTGATAGAAATATATAGGGCTATTATTGGGTGTATTTTTACCATATCTTTAGCGAGAACCGCTAATACAATTTTAAAATAGGAGGATATATGGATTTTTTAAGCTTAGTATATACAATAGGAACCATTATCACAAGTGGCATACTTATATGGTTTAAAACCAAATCCGGGAAGAAGTGGTTAAGAGAACTGTAAGCAGAAGGATAAAAAGGGAACATATAAATTCAATATCAAAACAATATGGGGAGTGTAATGGAAAGCAAGAAAGCAAAGTGTTCTTCAAAGCATCCACATCATATAAAGCCTAAAGGTGATAGACTGGGATGGACGCCGAGAGGAGCAGCCAAGCACTTTCCCTTGCATGAAATTATCGGAGAGGGAAGAATCGTTAGTGACTCTTGCTGCTTCATTTCAGCCAATACAAAAAGAATTATGCAATAAAGCCAGACACTACATCTGGCTTTTTATATATATTCATTCTACGCTCTTAACTATCAACGAATACTTTACAGGTTTTGCCTTTCCATGATTGTAACTTACACTTTTTACAAATCCTTTATACACGTTTCCGTTCTTCTCTATCCGTATATAGCCTGATAAATCAGAGGGTGTTCCCTGATCGCCTGTTTCTACCGATAATTCCCCAACCGTAAACAGCCTATTATCTAATGCTATGTCGTTGGTTTCTCTTACTCCGTTAATCTCAACATCACTATTGCCGTCAGAGGAGGTAAAAGACAACTGCTCTGCAAAGGCGGCAAGGTAGCGTGCGTTTGCTTCAATCATGTAGCGCTGCGAATACATGGCATTAAACATGGTAGACGGAGATATAACGCCGGATATGGTGTATCCGCTTCGTACAAGTTTGTACTTTCCTCCCTCAAGTGCGGCACCAACAAAGAATATATCACTATCACTGTCATTGTCCGTTGTATCTTCGCCTCTTTTTGCGGCAAGAAATTCTATGCCGTATGCATCCGCGCGATATGGGCTTATCAATTCTTTCGCGTTCTCTGTGAGAGTAATTCCGGTGGTGTATTCGTTTGTGAAATGAAATTCATCACGTCCGTTTACGCTATCGTAGTCCTGTTTGTCATATCCTACTTTTAGCCGGGAATAGATCATAGAGGAGCTTACATTATAATTCAGGTCTACCGTATCGTCTTTCAAGTCTTTCACTTGTTTATCCTGAAACAGAACATCCCTGTGCACAAACGTTACCTTGTTATCACCTATAACGGGAACAAACCCGAAAACAGAACTCATCCAGTTTGCGAATTTGGTATAGGATGTATAGATTTTGGCATTCGGTATTTCTCTGATACTTTCGGCGGGCGCAATCATGGCATTTTTAACCCCTTTATAAGCATCCCCGGCCGGAATGGATATTTCTCCAGTTACACCCTCATTACCTCCATTTATTGACTTAAGAAGCCTGTTTAATAAGACTGTGGGTTTAATTACATTAATGTCAACGGGTGTATCTATTGCTTTAAATGTTATCTTGAAAGGGTTATTACGCATGCCGATTTTAATCCTTCCTTTAATGCTTATTCTAAATATAAGATAGCCGTCAATAAACATTGTATAATCATCTCTATGTATCGATACGGGCTGTATTGCTCCACTAATACCGGATAACTGTTGCTCAAGCAAAGTTCTATCACCCCCACTACCGTATCTTTGCTCTACAATTAATGTTGCAGATGCATCGTTGGTTAACTTTTCAACTGTAACCCCTGTGGAAAAGTCTACACTAATATGGAGAGGTAAAGAACTTATGTTATGAAAAAACCACAAACTCGGTATAGGTACAGGTTCTCCGCTTGGAGGAATGCTTACATCGGTAACTTCTACTTTGTTTTTAACTGCTATTTCCGGAGTGCCTTTTATGTATAACGGTACAATTGAATTACCAACATTATCATAAGTATTATATACCCAGTCTGCATCATCGCTAACTTCTCCTCCTATAACCCATTCTATATTACTCGACATCTCCAGCCTATCATAATACAGAGGTTCCGCCTCCTTCAATTCGCTAACCAAGTATTCATATTGCGTGCCTTTTTTCGCCTTGATGAGACTTGCAAGGCTATTGTCAACCGCATTAATCTCGCATGATATGTCGGTGTAGGTAAATGTGGAGTAATCCAAAGCACACCTGAACTTTTCGTTCAACAACCACGAATTGTTTCTTACATAAAACACAATCGTAGCGGATGACTTTAAATAATTTGACTGATATTCTCTTAGAAGAAGAGAATAAGCCCCTCCTGAGAACTCGAATTTGGTTGAGAAACTGCGCACGACACCGTCATAGTCATTTCTCTTGAAAGACATCTCTACATCATCCCAATTGACAAGGTCATTTGTTACATCATGTACATTACCTCCTACCAGCAACTCACATCTATAATACATCTTATTTCTTTTTTGAAGTTGAACGAATCAAAGCATCTATCTCGTCACACATGCGTCTAACCATATAGGCGTATTCTTTGGCAGAAAAAGTGTTCTCATCAATGTGCATCTTCACATGAGACATGAGAGAAACCCTTTCCTTCGTGAAATAATCCCTATCCATTTTAACCTTACCGGAATTTGCGGCCGATTCCTGAAGTTTTGCCAGTCTGTAATTGTCGGAAGCTGAAACGCTCTTTATCCGGTTTGTTATCTTTTCATGTTCATCTTCTTTGAACCTGTATCCTAAAGCGCCCATAATACTGACGACAACATCCCAGTCCCCGGACAAGATTAATTTTTCGCACATGGAAAAACAGTTCAGCCGTATTTGAATGTTAAGTACTTCGTTTCTCCTGATTATCTGCGCAACGGCTGATTTACCGCCTATGATTGACAAGTATTCATTACATAGCTTCTCGGCAGCCAAAACCTTTTCCTTTATGCTGTGCGCACCGCCTTGAACAACCTTGTCAATATCTCCAAGAAAGATGTCAATGAAGCGGGAAAGGGCTATTTTACTTAAATCATTGTATATCATATCCAATAGTTTATATACGGTTTGAAATCCAATTGTAATCTGCGATATGGTTAGCTTTTTTCATCATTCTTCCGATGTTCTGCAATTGCCTTGTATTGCCTTTCATTTCCCTTTCAAGGCTGCTATAATCATTGTTTACATTGACTACTATGCCACTTTCTCGCATATCTTTCAGCTTCTTTTCTATCATGCCATAGTCAGACGTTAGGCCGTCTCTGTCATATATATAAGACAAGTCCGGAATTACCTGTGCGTGCGCCGGAAGATTTACCAATGTGGGCTTATCGGGCGTAACAAACAACCCGTTATCAGTTATGATACCTTCTTTCTTTCCACCGTCACCCACAATAGCCAATCCGCCCGGATGATCCTTTGTACCCTTTGCATATTTGGGAATGGGCTGAGCTGCAATAACAGCAATTTGAGCAGCGCCCATTGCACCAACCAAAGCGGCAAGAACTAAATTAGGTAATGCTTTTGTTATAGCTAAAGCGGTGGCTATCCCCGCCTGAACAATAGAATTTGCCTTGTCCCATTTAGCCTGCTTCTCCTGCAATGCAGCTTTTTTCTTTTCAAGTTCTTCATTCTTGGCGGCTGTTTTTTTCTCGGCATCGCGTTTGCGGGCTTCCGCTTCTTCGGTGGAAATAGCCCCGTTTTCTTCAAGTTTTTCTATACGTTCTATCTCCTTATCGTATGCTTCATCGTTGGCTTCTTGTTCTTTTTCAATATTCTCTATCCGAGCATCATATATATCTGTCATTAACGAAGTGATGCCTGATACTATCTTTCCTACGGCTTGCGCCATGTTTTCAAAACTTAATTTGCCTTCTTCTGCTACATCAGCCATTATATCAGATAACCCCTCGAATATTCCTGCCGTTTCACCAAGCGCATCCCTTGCGGCGGAGTTCATCCCTGACAAACCCTCTTTAAACTTGTCTATCCATTCTTCCCGTTTCTTAGTGGCATCATCATAGTTTATTCCGTTTATCTGTGATTGAAGATTGATTAATCTATCTTCCAAGTCTTGATACTTTTCACTACTTGGATCAAGAAGTGCCATTTCAGCCTCTACTTCTTTCATAAGTGTTTCAAGACGGGCCTTAGCATATTTTACCCCAATGTCATACAGCCGTTTTTCGTAATCCTCTTTACCTATTTCCCCATTTGCATACTGCTTTTTAAGCAAATTAGCTTCTTCCAAAGCGGCTGTTTCCTGCCTGTCTATCATCCTATCGGTATTTGATTCAATCATCCCAAATCTCTCTTCAAGGTTTTGCATAATCAAATCGTTCTCCCTTTTCATATACTTCATTCGTATTGCCAAGACATCTTTTCCGTTCTTCTCCGCATCATTTATTTCAGCATCACGCATCATATTATTAAGTTGGATTTGGAGATTAAGCCTTTTGTCTAATTCTTCATTGGAATTATCGCCAATGGAAGCCAATCTGTTTTCAAGATTTGCTTTCTCTATTTCAAGAAGCTCCTTGTCGTATTTATCGTTTATTTCCGCAATGGCTTTTCCTTTCAGCGTTTCAAGGTTTTTCCTTAATTCAATTTCTTTTTCAGAATTACCTTTTATCTCCTTAATCCTATCTTCATACTCTTTGCTAACCTCGGCAATTTCCTTTTTTCTTCCGTCAGCAATTAAATCAATCCTTGATTTAGCTAAATCCTCTGTTATCTTTTTAATGTATTCGGCATATTCTTCTGCCTTCTTCTTGGCTTCTTCATAAGCTTTATCGCTTTTTCCCGGATCGTTAACCAATGCTCCTACATCTACTAATTTCTCTAAATCATTTATTTGGTTCTTATACTCATTGCTTTGCTCTTTTAAGGCTTTCAATATCGTTTCTTCTGCTTCAAGCTTCTTTTTTGCATCTATGCCTGCTTCCGTTCTTGATAATCCTGCTTCTACAAACTTCTGATATTCTGCACGTGCTTTTTCGACAGTATAAACTTGATTAAGACGCTTAAACTCGGACTCCTCGTAATTTGTTGCAGCTTTTGTTATTTCTCCCATTATTCTTTTAGCTTTGGCAGTAGCGATAATTTGGTCTGTTAATAGCTTATATGCATCTTTAGCATCTCCTATCATTATTCGTTCTTTTGTATAATTGTCAAATAATTTGGGTGATATATTTTTTAATTCATTTGCAGCTGCAATACGCTCTATAATAGATCTGTTATTATCGGTAGCAGCTTTATATAACAAGCCCAATTGAATACGTTCTTCCATAGTATCATGGATAGCCCTTTTCTGCGCTATCCTTAATTTATCTTGAGAAGAAATGATTTCATCTAATGCTTTTTCTGCCTTAAACAAACTTCCTACCCATTTTGCAATCTCCGAACCATACGCAGACAGCAATGTTATACCTATTACAAGTGCAGCCTGCCAAGAAAAGATACTACCTAACAATTGTTTCCAAACAGGAATCGCGGTTAATCCTTCAGCTTTCATCCGTTTAAATTCTTCGCTTGCTCTTCTTAATTCATCCGCAAACATTGGTAAGTTATTGGAGATAGCAAGGAAGAACTGGTTGAAGCTCACTGTAAGAGACGGTAGTTCCCGCAATAATTGTTGCGTCTGTACATTTAATCCATTCCATGAGGACGCATAATTACCCACATTTCTTTGATAGTTCCCAAATTGTGCATCTATCTCTTTTAATTTGTTGTTCAAAGAGTTGGCTTGGGATATAAGGTTTTTCCCTACGCTGCTTTCCCGGTCAGCCTCACTTAACGCCTTATACCTTTTTTGTAATTCAAGCATGGCGGCGTTCATTTCATTATAACTACCGGAAGCGGATATTATATAAGTGGAATGATTTTTTATTAAAGCTGAATACTGTTGATTTTGTGCTATTAGTTCCGAGTGCCTTTGTTTTAATAAAGAAGATTGGTTAATGTATTCTGTTAAGGTAATTTCTCCTGCTTTATAAGATTTGTTTAATTCGCGAATATCAGATAGTATTTTCTTCATAGCCTCTTTATTGGCTATGGTGTCGGCTGTTAATTTAGTCACTTCACTATCGTAAGCCTGTACCGTATCAATTATGGAAGCATAATTCATGTTGGCTGCTTGAAGTTGAGCGGATGCCTGATTTATCGTGTCGCTTGCAGTCTGTGTGCTCTTGGCTGCATTTTCCTGTGCAGAAGCAACTTGATTGGAAGAAGAAGAAAGCCCGGCAAGCATATCGCTTGCATTTTTTACGTTTTTAGAAAATTGCTCAAACAGGATGTTTAGTTTTTGAAGACTCGACATAGAGTTAAACTGCTGGGATATTTGCCGCAATACAGTCAAATGCTTTGTCTGAATGGATTCCATTCTTTCCTGTGTCTTGTTCAGTTTTTCAAGAATGGATGTATAATCGTGTGCTTTTTGGGAAAGTTCGTCAAAAGTCTTTGGATTAGTCTTTGAGCTTGCCGCTAATGTATTTGCAAATTCTACATACTTACCTTTTGCCGAATCAAACTCAAGTGATAATGTTTTTAGCTGCTGTAAAGCCTCCTTACTTACTACATCTGTAATTACAAATTCGTTTGCCATAAGTCCTGATTTTGAGTTCCATGCAACATCACATGGCGATACAAAGATAATAATTTATTTAATTTATTGGTTCTTATTTGGAATTATTCTAAATAGTATGTACATTTGCAAAGGACGTGTAAAGTTGCACGTCACCGTAAAAAGGACGAAAAGACATGGTAAAGGTTGGTGATGTTTGCCCTCTTTTTTTCTCACCTATAAAAAATAAGTTTGGGCTGGAAATGGACTACATTCAGAGGTTCCACACTTCTGATAAAATCCATATACAGGTGTTTGCGAGCGCTTCGGAGGAGGTGTCAGTAACACTTAACAACCTTGTCGCCGAGACCTCTACTCCTGTATCTCTTTCTACATACAATCAAAATGATAACGTATTAATGCATTATGCAGTCCTTAGCGGGCTGGATGATGCAAAATATACGGTTACTGTCAATGGTAATGCGTCAGAGCCATTCGAGGTGTGCTCCTCTGATATTATATTAGAGGAAACAACGCTTATCAGGTATTCTCACAAGAGTAATAATTCCGCTTTTGATAACATATTTTGGATAAACGATACTCAACAGGTGTTTGAGTTCCGGGTAGAAGCAGGATTTAAGCCGGAAGGATACTCTTCTCATATAAGCAACGAGCAATACCGCAATCAGATGCAGGAGATAGAGGAGTTATACGCAGTCCCGTATGATGTTTATACCCTTACAATCGGAAGTTCAAAAGGCGTGCCATATTGGTTTGCCAAACACTTAAACCGCATCTTATGCCTTTCAATGGTGGAAATTGACGGGACGAAGTTCGTGCGTTCCGAGGGTTCAGTACCTGAAATTACACAGGTTATTGAATCAAGCCAATTATTCTACATCTCGATCGCTCTTGAACAACAATATAATGATATTGCCGGTATTGGAGGCACTCCCGAACCAGCATCACCGCCATTATATGGGGCATTTGTGATTGATAATGCCACAGACGGGCAGCTATTGCAGTTCAAGGCTGACAAATCAGCTTTTACTAACGTAACAACAGTGGAAGTATGATAAAGAAGAGGGTAAATAAAATAAATTGGCATGGGAGCGACCTTGAAAACAACAGGGCTAAAGCTCCTAATATATCTACTCCGGGCGGAAACGGGCTTGACGGACTTAATGACGGGGAAATATATGTATGTAATGCAGATGAAGACCCTGCTATCTTCATAAAAACAAATAAGGATAAGGTTGCAAGAGTTGGCGGTAATGGAAGTGACAGCTATTCGAGAGATCAGATAGATGATTTTCTCGGAAAGAAGCTCGACAAAGTCGTTTGGGACAGAAACCTTGAAGAGAGGGTTGACGATAACGGAGAGGAATACTTGTTCTTAACCAAACCGTTGATTACCGCCTACGGAGTAACCATGTACGCAGGCGCAGACGTTCAAGTCCCTTCAATCTACGAAGGTCTCCCAATAGACGGTGTGACAATACAGTGGGTTGACGGAAAGCTTGTCGCGACAGGTGGAAAGGGTACTGCTAATGGTATAGTGGTTAATGGTAATACCTACACTCCTAATGAGGACGGAATAATCACCTTACCTAATTATCCGACTTCGCTTGAATGGGGCAACATATCAGGAAAACCCAGCTGGATAGGTAGTACAAAGCCCTCTTACTCATGGGATGAAATTGGCGGTAAACCGTCAGTGTTCCCTACCAATTGGGAGAATGTTTCGGACAAACCCTCATGGATAGGCGCCACCAAACCAACCTATGATTTCAGCGAAATACAGAACAAGCCTACTACTATTGCAGGCTATGGCATCACAGACGCTTACACCAAAAACGACATATCCGGGCTATTAACCGATTACGTAACCAAATCAGGTGCACAGGACATTACAGGTATCAAGTCGTTTATAAACGGCTTAAATATCGGTGATATACTTGTGAAGAAGCATTCTGACGGAGTGGTTGAGTTAGACGGTGATTTGATTTTGACAGGTAGTCTTACCATGTTTGCACAAGGCAGTCATACGGCATCAACCATTCTTGATGCGCTTCTGATTGACAATACCACCTTGTCAAAAGAGGGTGGTGTATTAAGCGTAATAGGCGGTGTTGGAGGTGGTTCGGTAGACGGGATTATCCTTAACGAAACAACCTATTCTCCTGATGAAACCACGAAGCTTATTACATTGCCTAATTACCCCACCACATTGCCAGCAAGTGACGTGTATTCTTGGGCCAAGCAGCCGAACAAGCCGAGTTATTCGTTCAGTGAGTTGTCCTCTCATCCTACTACGCTGGGGGGATATGGGATTACGGATGCTTATACGAAAACGGATGCTGACGGAAAGTATGTTTTGAAGGCTGGCGACACAATGACGGGAAAATTGTTATTTAATGCAAATTCCAGCATTGACCTTGTATATATTCCAAGAACCAAGTCTGCTATCAGTTTTAATAACGCAGGTTCCAATAGAATTGGAATTAACTTCACAGACGGAGACGGTAACCTAAGAATAGCTAAAACTGATATTAATCAAGACTGGGTAAGTGGAGACGTAAATATTCTTTTAGGGTCTAATAATTATAAAGTTATTCATACAGGCAACAAACGAGACATGTTCTCAAGCATGAACGAAGCCTTTACCGCATGGGGAAACGAGCAGGTAATCAATGTCGAAGGAGATGCAAACACATACTATCCGGTGGTTATTACAATAGATGGCACAAAAACATGGAACAGTAGAATTAGCATATATAAAAACTTAGGAAGCAGAACACCTTCTTATCCGGGAAATCATAATAATGGCACTTCATCCATGTGGGCCATGTACGAAGGACGTTATCATGGTTGGGACGGAAACAGCGGATATATCGTTACAAAATATGTTAGACAGCCATATGCCAACCTAATATCAAAAGCTGAACATGCTGGTAATTCTGTCGGTGCGCTTGTTGTGTATCTAAGAGGTGGCGGATGCGAATATAGGGTATGCACTGATTATCGTAGAGGCGTAAATGTGTATTACGAAAGAACGGAAATTAGCGGTGATAGTAATTATCCTGTCTATGTAGAGCCGACCACGTCCGTAGGCAATCAAGGGGTATTAAATATGGTATCTTACGATTACTTAGTTCAAAAGGCCGTTAGATTGGAGACCCCTCGCTATATCTTCAGTAAGCCTTTTGACGGCACAAACAATGTAACAGGAGGAGCTAAATTTAATGCTATCTGCATTGAGACAGATAACAACGGAAATGATAGCGGAAGAGGTAGTGAGATAAATAATTATAACGCTGAATTAAACCTCCAATATAATACATCAAGAGATATAACAATGTGCTTTGGTGGTGGAAATGTCAGAATAGGAACTGGTCTTAGCGGTTACAAACTTAGTGTAAATGGAAATGTTGGAATAGACGGATCTATCACCTTTCAATATCTTTCAGGCGGCAACGAGCGCAATTTGCTATACCAGCAAATGGCAGATAATGATTTATTCCGTATCAGGTGCGGTGGCCCGTCAAATCAAGGCTGGGTAGAGATTGCAACAGCGGATGACGGCACAGAGCCTATCTATGTAAGGCAATACACAGGTGAATTTGCGTCGATTACAAGAACTTTAACGCTGTTGGACGGAAGTGGCAATACTATTTGCCCGGGTAATCTTCTCACCAATGGCGGAGTAACGATGTACGGATCTGACGAAACTAAAAAAAATATCATAGAGCGCTTTATTCTTCCTCTTGATTATGTGGTTAATGCTCCGCTGTGGCGTTACACATGGAGAGATAACCGAAACGACAGAATTAATATCGGAGGGTCTGCCCAATACACGCAGCTTATGATGAATGAGCTTGTAGGAGATAGCGACAAAGGCCTTACAATGGACTATGCCACTACGGCATACGCTTTTTCAGTAAGCATCGCAAAGCATTTCCAAAGATTTTTGATGGAGGATTTCAATAACCACGAAACGAGAATAGAATTTCTTGAAAGAGAGAACAAGGAGCTGAAAGATAGCAATAAAGAAATGATGAACCATATTATCGAACTGGAAAGGAGGGCGGCATAATGGCAGTGTATAATATATTACCGAGTACAAACCTTAAAACAGAGGATATACGCGATACGCTTAATGCAAACGGAGGGAGTGTTTCCAATGACTGCTTAACGTTCTTTACAGATGCTGCTAATATTAGGATATGGGCGAAGTATAAGCCTATGAATTACGCAAAAAACTTCGACTTAACGGATGCAGAGAGGGCGAATAAGAACTATGGCATCGGAAACATACCATGGCAAACCGAGTTCGGTGCTTGCAAGGCATTCATCGACAGGACAAGTGCGGAACTTTCAGCGTACTACACATATGATAGGCCAACTGGTGGCGCTTCCTCACCTTACAGGTTAGATGATTTCAGGGGCTATGACGGGACTGCGGACGCACCTATATATCCGTCCAGCAAAACAAACTTAACAATGGGCGGAAACAATACATGGGTAGCGGTATATGTCAATCTGAGGGGAAAGAGTTCACATCCAAATTGGCTGAACATATCCTATCTTGACAATAGAGACCCGTACGGAACATTGATTCTGTCAGCAGATAACTGCTATCTCGGAGTAATCCTTAAAGGGGATAACGGAACGTTCTATGCTATCGAACAGGTAAAAGTCCATACCCATACAGAGGGTGGAGACCATGAGACTGCTATTACTATCAATGATAGGAACTGTTATGGAACCTATAAGTTAATGCCGTTCCTCATTGAATCGAGTTCGCTTCCAAATCCTGACGGCAACGGTTATCAAACGGTAAAGTGTCTTCCGCTTACAATGTCTATCTCGACAGTCACCATAGTTAAGCAGGCAGCACAGTTGGTGGTTACCGCCAACTATGCGAGAGCAGACTATGGCAACGGATACAGGCTATATTTAACCAGTATCGTAATCAAGAACAATGGCAATATTAGTACAAGTGTTTCAGGCCTTAGATGTTCCTTTAGTGGAAGCAACATGACTAATGTCTCGAATGTGTCAATATGGAATGTCGGCTCAACCAGTATATCAATTGCACCCGGTGAGACAAAAACGATTACCTCATTTACTAACAACAATTTCTACACCACTACCAAGACGAATGTGTATGGCTATTGGTATTTGTATGTTTCATATACAGGAAATGAGATAACCAAATCATTGAATATAAGCAACACACCGCCAGCAAGCGGTTCGTTTTAAGACGTATTATTAACTTAATAATAGACCATGAAACAGTTCAAATCATTATCAGACAAGCGGCTCATCATTGAAGCCGAGGTAAACGGGAAGAAAGGCTTCTTCCTTATCGATACAGGTGCGAGTGTTGGGCTTATTGCCGAGGACAAGGTAAAGAAGTTCGACATCGTGAGAGGACGCAAATACCCCGGCTCTCTTGTTGGCGCTGGCGGTGAAATGGAAGATGTGTATTACTGCAATACGCTTGTGCGGTTTGGCGGGAAAGATATTCCGCAGTTCCTCATTACCGACATATCAGGCGTGAGAAACAGCATAGAGCGTGAGACCGGGATAGAGATACTGGGAATAATCGGCCTTTCCCAAATGAAAATCGCATCGATGCAAGTAGATGCAAATGACAATATGATAATAATCGAATAGCATGAAAGCATACTTAGTTTTAAGCAAATACCACGCACCTGACATCGGTGTTGACGAACTGTACGACAGAGAATATTACTTGAAATCAGAGGACGCAGACAAAGCTCTTGAAAGAATGATTGAAGCTTTCAAGAAAGGAACTGACTACGATAGTGCCATGCAGGAAAGGCGCGCATACTGGTACTGTGAGTTCAAAGGATATTACACGTACTTCTTTCAGATTGAAGAGATTGAAATAGTAGAATAATAAACCAATAAAAACAAAAGTTATGAGTACATCAACAACCGCCGCAGAAAAAGTGGCTTATGAAAAGTTAGTGAGAGCAACAGTAAGAGTAAATAACTCCGTAGACGAATCTAAGGTCTATGACATTGAAGCGGATGCCGAGATAAACAACGGCATTGTGGGTAACATCAATTCAGGCACAGTGAAGAAAGACGGCTCACAGGTGGCTACTTTCAACAGCTACGGCAACGAGAACCTGAGCATCAACCACAATGTAGGAGAAAAGCAGGAACAATGCGAGATTACCGCAGCCGTCAACACCTTTATCGCCGACGCGAAAGCTAAGGTAGCCGCTTCAGACCCTATCTCACTGTAATTGCATAATCATTAAACTTAATCATCATGGAAGATAAAAAAGATAAGAAAGAAAAAGAAGAGTTGAAAGCCATTGACTTTACCAAGGCAGAAGTAGAGAACATTGACGGCTCAAAGTCTAAGATATTCGTAGACGGTGACGGTGAGATTGGCATATTGGTTAAGCAGTTTGCCAACGTGATATACTCCCAGTCCAAGGAATTGGGCGAGGTGGAAGTAGCCCGCGAAATCTACAAGACAGGCCAGTCAAAGGTGACAAAAGAACAGGCAGTAGCCTTGAAGAAGTATGCGGAGAACTATCCGTACATCTTGCGCACTGCAATAGAGGGTGTATTTGATGTGTTCAAGTAACTAATCAGAAAGGGGTTGTGTCATGAAAAAGGTAAAGGTTGATTTGTTAGTTATTGGCAATCTATTGGTTATCAACAACTTGCGAGGGGGGGGGTAAAATCCTCTAATTGGAATTGCTATGCAGATGAAAGCCTATATGAAGCGGACAGGGTCGTACATGGAGACTACGAGATTGACGGTGACAGTGATATGTCTATTGCTGTTACTGGTGGTATCACCATTATACGGAAGGAGGTATGATATGGCTATTGTACCTAATACCGATGTCAACCTTGCCGTTAATGTACGTGACGTACTGAACTCTGCCGGGGGAAGTGTCACTAACGAGGTGATAACATTCTTCCAAACGAGGGCTAATATCAACAAGTGGGCCAAATACAAACCTTACCGAAAGGCAACAAACTTCAACCTTGATTATAGCACAGACCCTACACGTGCGGATGGGTGTATGTGGGGAATGGTTACCCCAACATTGAAGGCGGGATATGTGTATTTCAATAAAATGGCTTATGAAATTACCACAAACCCTTCTCAAGCAAACTACCCCAACTGGGAATATCAGCTTCCGAGAGGCGGACAGGGTGAGCCTTACCGACTTGGTGATTTCAAAGGGTACAATACCGCGGCTGTCCAGCCGTTTACAACAGGCATAACTAATTATAGGTCGGAACTGAATATGTTTGATGAAGATAGCTTCACTGCTTTTTGCATGATAAATTCGGGGTCCGATTTTAATTTCAGGGACTTTTTTGCGACATCTTCCGGATATAGGTTTGTTGTTGAATGCTACTTGGAAACGGGTATGCCTTTTTATGTAATGGACGCTCCGACTTACAAACAAATATCAGGGCAAGACATTGCAAACATTACCGACTGGGCAGAATATATAAAGATCCAGCTTTCGCAGATAATGCAGAATACAAGCCAGCTTGTCGGGCGGTCGCTGTATGTATGTATGGGTGTTCAGAAAATAAGCTCAAGTGGAAGTGCCGAGGGCGGAACGGGCATTGTAGCTCCATGGAATGGCAGCGATACTCCGTTTTTCAAAAGGATTAGCATAGTAAACTATTTCAGCCGCCGGGCAAGCCTTACCTATGTGGCGTTTACGTTGGTTAATCCTACTTGGTATTCAAGAGACAGCGACCTTACTTTCTCTTTTTCAGGCACAAGATATTTTTGTGTAAGGATGAAGATAGAGCGTAAGGCGAAGGGGATGTACATTATTCCTGAGAACTCATCGTTCACGCCTTCTTCAGGAGAAGGGACCATAAAGATAAGATGCTCTGTTGTGGCCGGAACATATCAAAGCAGCCAGTTCGGACAACCCGCAAATAGTTCTTTGCAGAATATCAGTCAGATATATATAGAGCCTTCTTCAACCGAGGGACAGTATCAGGAGTTCTATTTGGTTTTCAGCAGCCTGTTAAGATCCGGCACCGCTTCTTATTTGGTCTTTGAGGCTACCTCTGACAATAAAGGTTCATTCGTAACTATGGATGTTCAGACAGTGAATATAACTTGCAGATAGTACGATGAAACAGATAAGCAAATTCCCCGCTCCACTCTCACGAGCCAAACGGGGATGCAGTAGTTAGTTCTGATACTATGAATGATACAAATATATAAATAATTTCAAACAAGAAAAAGAGATGGATTAGATTAACGAAAAAGTATGTGGATAAAAACCCGCCATGTTCTCACGAATAAGGCGGGCAAGGCAGACGAGCAATACGAACAGTAATCTTGATAACTAAAGTCTGCCTGATTAATAAAATTTACGCTTACAGTTTGTACGTGACACAAAGATAGGAAGAAATTTAAACATAACGATAAAATGAAAGAAAACATTGTTACCCAAAGCATACCGGGTGGATTTGCGATGATAGCAAGCAGCTTTATTGTACGGTCATTGGAACACATGATACCTTGGCTGATAGTATCATTTGCAGTTATTATCTGCGATTTGGCGTTTGGAGTTAGGAAGAGTTTATTAATGAATGAGGAAGTACGTTTCTCCGGAGCCATACGCCGTACTATGGGTAAAATGGTAACTTACTTTGCCTTTGTCTGCATGGTTGTGATGATAAACATTGCTTCCGGGGACAAGTGGAACATTGATATATATTCCTGTCTCTTTGTGTGCTTTATAGAGTTTTGTTCTATTATAAGCAACATATTAAAGCCTAAGGGGTATGATTTCAATATATTAAAAGCTTTGGGCGTATTCTGCAAAAAGGTTTTTAATGTTGATAAGGAAGATGTTAGTGAGATAATAACGAAAGATGAGGAGGAAAAGAAATGAGTTTAATTGACTTTGCTTTTATTGCACCATTTTCTTTTTATGTCATAATTTATACACTTTCGGTAAAGGGAACCGGATATGTCGATAAATCCATAGAAAAATGAGTTGTATTTTAACATGATTTTTTTTGCAAATATAGCAATAATCAAAAACGAGGAGGAAAAGAAAAATGGCTGATGTGAATAAACTTGCACCGTTCATTCTCAAATGGGAAGGCGGTTTTGCGGATGACCCGGCAGACCTTGGAGGCGCAACGAATATGGGCGTGACTATCGGCGCATGGAAATCGTGTGGCTATGACAAGGACGGTGACGGTGATATAGACGTGGATGACCTGCATCTGTTAACTCGTGAGGATGTCGTTAACCGGGTGCTCAAGCCGCATTATTGGGATAAATGGAAGGCAGATTTGATAACAAGCCAGTCCGTAGCAAATATCCTTGTGGACTGGGTGTGGGCATCCGGTGTTCATGGCATTAAGATACCTCAACGTTTGCTTGGTGTAGTCGTGGATGGCATTGTAGGGCCCAAGACCATTGCCGCTGTTAATTCCCGTAATCCTCGTGAATTGTTCGACCTTATCAAGATTGCTCGGTTTGATTTCATCGAGGATATATGCAGGAAACGTCCGGCTAACAACAAGTTTAAAAGAGGGTGGATGAACAGGATAAACGATTTGAGATTTGAATCGTAATTACATAAGATAATTATTAACAATTAAATAAAAGCATTATGGCAGCAACAGATTTATCATTCAGCAAAAACGAGGAAAACAAGTACGTAGCATCTTTCGTATCCGAAGGCCCTGTTACCATACAGGTGAAGAGACAAGAAGCAGGTTCGCTAAATATCTATGCCAACATTGACGGCATGGATGCAATCTACGTAGGCGGCTATGGCCCGTACAACGGTAGTGCCAACTTGATTTTCAATGTAGATGTCCCGGCAGGGGTTAATGTGTCGGTTGAATCGTTTACGGAAGTGTTGGAGGCTAAGGTTGTTAAGGAGGGGTAACAATGAAACAAATCAATATTCCTCCTATCCGAATCCCTGAATTTAGGATGCCCTCTTTGGGTCTTTCTGCTATCGGGCTGCCTGCTGATCGTTCCGGTAATAGGCTTGCATGGCCGTCCGGTCTCAAAGACAGTATTGTTTGTTGGTATTCTCCTCGCAAGCAAGGACTGACTGAATATGATGTGATTGAAAGCTATGCAGAGGACTTTACTACATGGGATAAGTTTCCTAATAGGGGTACGGTAACTGTTACTCAAAATACAATTCTTATTACTGAAAGTAAAGAACTTTATAATATTATTGAAGATAAACAAGAATCTTATTCTGATTTAACTATTAATGTCACTGGAGTATCTGATGATTTATTTCTGATTGTTTCAGATAATACAGGAAGAAAAGGGGAAATTAAAAAAGACGGCATATATACCTTTAAGAATAATGCCCGTTATTTTGGTTTTAAGACGAATGCTGTCGGCGAATGCAATATCAAAATTACTCAACTTCCGACTTCTAAAGCTAAAGATTTCAGTGCCAATGGACATGATTTGTTTCTCTATAAGTTTAAAGGGAAACTGGATAGCGGGATAGGGTTATATCATGCTGATTTTACGGAATGGGCTAATAATAATTCAGATGAGGTTTCTCCTGAGCAAGTCGTGTTTACTACCGTTGGCGAAAAAGGAATTACCTTACGCGGTACCAAAACTAACTCTATTAATATACAAGTTAAGGGTTTCAGTGATAAAGTCAGATATTTAAGGTTGGGCTATAATGAGAATGGCGTTTTTAAGGAAATTGGTGTATTTAAAGATGGAATATATACAATCCCCGGATCGGAATTGGAAACATCAGGCTTGCTATCACGCATTAGTTGCTCATTAAAAGACGACTCTAAAGTTACTGTTACCCAAACTCCCGACTACCCCAACCAGTTATGTTATAATGGTAGTTCTTATGGGGTTGCTTATGGACTTCCTCTCTTGAGTGATTATACTATTATTGCTGATAGAACGTGGTTTGAGAATAACGGGAATAGAGTATTTGCTAATAAGGGAAACATTTGGCCTAATTGTGCATTTACTTTTGAAAAAATCAATGTTTCATTAAATAGTGAAACCTTTTCATTTTCACAATCAACGGGAATTGACGATTTAAGAAATAAAAGTGGCATAACTTATCAGACAAAACAATCTTATAACGGAAATCCTATCTCTTTCGGTGATTCATCTGACGGTGAAGTATTAGCAATAGGAGGACAGATTACTGGAGAGTTTGTCGGTTGTCATGGCGATATTCTTCTCTTTAATCGTACACTTACCGATGATGAAATAACATGGTTAAAAGAAAACTGGGAAAAATTATGAAAGAACTAAGAAATCTATTGTTTTGGGCGTCTGTCGGATTGCTGGCTATGCTGCTGGTGTTCGTGTTTGCTTCGTGTAAGTCTCCGCAGCCCACCTTGTCTGTTAATAGAGAAGTTAAGGATAATACCGAAGAGCAAGGTTCTAAAGTAAGCACAGACAGCCTTACCGCATCAATCAGCAGAGATGTAAAACGGCTATACGACAAAGTAAGCGATTTGGAGATTGAGAGCAAAAAAACAAAATGGTCCGCTCCTGATTCAACAGGTAGGCAATTCCCGACTGAAACCACTGAAACCACCGCTCGCAATAAGATACGTGAAAAGGAACAGGTTGATGAGAGTTTTAAGGTAGAGATTCAACGCATGCTGCTATTTATAGAGGAATTGAACCGGAAGATAGATGTATTGTCTAAAGAGAACATTGTAGAAACTCCTAAATTGACGAAATGGCAAAAGCTAAAAATGAACATCGGCGGATTTGCAATTACCTTATCAGCAATATTCATTTGGACTATTATTCTTTGGCTTGCCATAAGGATAAAAAAGAAATAAGTGTAGAAGTTGGCTTTAGCTGACGCTCTTTCGGGGCTTAGAGTAGAAAGAAAGCCCCTATCTCTTGTCCTCTGTCTGCGAAACGAACACAAGAGACAACAATCACAATCCGAGTTGTTACGAGGCTTTCGAGTTTAATAACGCCGGGTTGTGATTTTTGTTTTTAATAATTACATGTTTTAAAGCAGAATAATATGAAAACAGGAGATTTGTATCAGATTATGATGTCTACGGTATGCAGGCATACAGGGGTTGGAGAATTGGAACTGATAGACAGTAAAAAGGAAGAATGCGTAGACGCGCGCTATCTTTTGGTGTACTTCCTATCGCAGTTTTTAACGGACGAGGAAATATCCCGTCAAACAAAGATACCCCGCCAGTCGGTAAACAGGATACGCAACCATTTTGATGTAAAGATAAACAAGTGGAGCGTAAAAAACTGCCTGCACGAAATTAGCTCCGAACTTGCCCATAACCCGCTCGTTTCTTCTATAATAGCACATTGATTCTGTCGTCCTTTGTCATGCAGCCTACATCGGGCTGCCTTGAAACAATAAATATTTTATGACTATGACAGCAGAAGATTTAATGGCAATGAAAGCCATGTCCGACGGAACCGACATGAGTTCCTACGAGCACTTCATGGTGGCTGAAAAAACAGCGAAGAGACCCAGCGGAACATCAATTGCAGCTATTACTATCGGTAGTGCAGCCTTGTTGACTGGCATCGGAGCTTGGATTTTCGGTGGCGTTTATGCCGCACAGGGAAGCAAAGCCAACCAAAGAGACATTGACCGACTGGCTCAACTGGCTATTGCAGAACGCGCAGAACGTGTAAATCAGCAACCTCGCATGATTGACTACGTAAATGTTCAGACAGGCGCTACGGCTAACGCTTTGGCGGGAGCAGGAGCAAGCGCATACGCACAGGCAGAAGCACAGATCGTGGCTGACCGTTTGACAGGTCGCTCACAGATGTGTCCGCAGCCCGTAGCATTGTACAGCGCACCGCAGCCTTGCGGATGTCCTTGCAACGGCTAATTGCATTTCGGTATCGGGGAAGGGCACACTAAGCCTTTCCCTTTTTACAAAAAACATTGCTACTTATGTTTTGGAGAAAGAAAAAATACAATATGGAAATGCTGAAAATGATAAAGCCTACCAGTAAGGTTGCACTGAAAATGCAAACTCTGATGATAGCCAAAGGAAACGTAGAGGAAGCGGAGAAGCTGTATGATTTTCTCGCTAAGGACATGGAAGAACTGCCTACGTTTGATGTTGTTCCTCCCACAACCATGCAACAGGTGAGGGATACCGCCGGAACGATATTCGGCTGGGTGAAAGAAAATCAGAACGATATCATGCAAGGCATAGAGTTCTTGAAAAGCCTGAAAAAAGGAGGTGGAATGCCGCCTTCGGGTGCCGCTCCAGTATCACCGCCTCTGCCTCCGTTGTAATTAAAACAAATGCACTATGAAAGGATTTGAAATAAATTTTAAAGTATATGCCGATACGCAGGAAGAAGCGGATGCAGCCTCAAAGGCATTGCAGGACTTTGTAAACGAACATGCTGCCGAGGGAAGAGCGGTAACAGCACAAAAGCTGACAGAGTGCGTTCCTAAATGGAAAGACAACCTGTTTGTAAAAAATCAAATCATCAAATATTTTAAATAACAAAACAATATGAACGAATACATACAAGCCATTTACGAGATAGCAGTATCAAACAATAAGTTCCTGATAGCTACGGAACAACGGTTGATAAACATTGAAGCGAAACTCGATGTGCTGCTGGGTGTAGGAACGCCTGATTCTGTAAAAGAGATGAAGAGCCGGGTGCCGGCTCCAAAGAAATACCCTCAATCAGCAGAGGAACCCGTTGCTGAATAATATTAATAAAAAAACGATTCATTATGAGCTGTTGTAAAAACAAATCGGGACAAACCTCCGTATTGGAGCTTGTCCCCGTAGCCACAGGGACTACGACACCATCCCCAATAATGTATTACATTGACCTGATTCATTATCTGTGTCGTAACCGGAACATCTGTATCACCGCCCAATATCCTTTGAGCGGGACCATGAGGGCTGTATTGAAGTCTATTGATTCTTTAGGCGGGAACCTTTATTCGCTGTCTATCCAATTGGTAGGTTCGGTAAGTTATCTGCCATACGTATGCGGATGCAACAATTGTGACGTATGCCCGCAGACGGATACGGTGTTCACTTCAATTACCGTACCGTTCTATTCAACCACAGTACCTACATCGGCAACGCTTACCGTTACGCCTAATGTGCTGGTAAGTCCTACCAACGTACAAGACTGCTGCACGAAAACAAATGCGGTGGAAATAGAGTTCGGCCTGACTGTCACAAGCCCTGCTCCTGCGCCTGCCGTAGCTGCATTGCTTGGTGAAGATGAAAGCTTAGCAAACGAAACCAAATCATCCAAAAACAAGTAGTGTATGATTGGGGATGCAATGATAATAACCGTTTCCGTATGCCTGTTCATCTATTTGGGACTTTTTGACGCCATATCAGGCATTTTGAAAAGACTTGTTCCGGTAAACCCGGGAAAGATAGGACGCTTATCAGAGAAGCTGAAATGCAGCAAGTGTATCAGCTTTTGGCTCACGCTGGCTTACAGCATTGCATGCGGAGGTCCGGTTATTCGTTGCATCCTTGTTTCTTTTCTGTGCGCTTTGGCCGCACTATGGATTGATTTGCTTTTGGCTTATATAAACAAAAAATACGATCGGTTATGGGAAGATTTGTAATTGTAAAACCAAAGCCCGCAAAGACGGTTAAATGCCCGTCATGCGGAAAGAAATGATAATATGGGCAACAAGAAGATTATGAAGTATTGCATGGACAAATACCTAAACGAGTGTATAGGCAACTGCAAAGACGACGGTGTCAAGGCTCTTTTACTCTTACAAAAAGACATTGAAAAGAACAACGAACATCACCTTCGCCAGCAGGACCTGCTGCTTCAAATAATCAGAAAGCAAAGCAAGCCCAATTTTTGGCGGGAGGTGGGAGCAAACCTTACCGGGGACGCCATTTTTGAGGTGTTGCTAAGAGGTGCAAGCAGGATATTCAGGTAAGAAACATACTACTTAATTAAAAGAAAGGGAAAAGATTATGACTATTTATGAGTTGATAGAAAAGTACGGTAAAGGCAAGGGTGAAGCTGTAATGATAGAGAGCACCCGCATCCTTTCGGATGTGCTGGAGCCGATGAAAGAGAAAGAGCCTAAAAAGTATTGGCTGGCGTTGAGAAAGCTGTACGGTGCCATGAGCGGATGCCATTACAACGAGGAGTTTGCCATGCACGATGTTGCCGATATGGAATACACAGACAAGGAAGGCAACGAACACAAGGGTGGATATTGGACGGTAGATCAGATAGAGGAAGTCACCAAGAACAAGAATTTCCCGTCAGGATGTACCCGCTGGGATAAATACGTAGCCTTTAATGTTTTTTGGACGGATTTATGCAAGGTTTTGGACGGAGAGGATATTATCGAAGCGGCGTATGCCTTTTGGTTTGACGATGAAGATTGGATGCCGGGAGATAATAAAATATGGTCTTATATGTGCCTAAAATATAGCTATGAATGAACAATTAGACATATTGATTAAGCAGTCGGAAGACTTACCGCACTGGATGTTCTGCCGACTGCTTGCTATGATGCAATGGAACGTGCTCTAAAGATAGCCGAGGACGTTATTTGCAATGCTATACCGCTTATTGTTGCGGTAAAGCTGGCTATGCTGTTAACCCTGTTTCTCTAATTCTTTCACATCCTCCAGCGCCCTATACAGTATGTATATGGTACTCATATTGTTTTTGAACAAATCTGTGCTCCCTTCATCTACATATTGCGCGTAATCAAACGCCAGTTCTACGAGTTCCTTTCTAAGTTCTTCAGGAGCTATAATGTCTCTAAAAAATTCGCCCATTGCGCTGACATCATATTGTTTTTTAGCAGGTATTGTATTTCTTTCCATGATGAATATTTGTTTTAGGTTTTATTTAAAGTGTAACTCTCAGTAAATCAACCGAACTAAAATTTTTTATTTCGCTCAAACGAATTGAATAAAGTCTGCTCACCTCATTTATAAGGTGAGCGAGAATTGGTTGTAAGGTTATGCTACATTCATTAATGACAGCAATTCATCTGCTGTTTTCAAGAACCATATAGGAGAAGGAAATGAAGAGTCTTTGTACTGGTGCATCTTCCCGTATTTATCGCCTTTCTTTGTGATAACCCATTGAGGAACGTCCTTCCCTTTGCTTTTGCTATGTCTTGTCACTTGTTCTATCAATCCGGCTTCAAGCAATCTTCTGTTTCCCTCTTGTCCACTCATATACTTCCCTTTTTTATTCATAATTCCTTTCTGTTTGAGAAGCTCTGATATTGGCAGTGCCGCTTCCTCATCAACAAATTCAGGCAATGGCAATCCAAGAGGGTCGGCTATTTTTTGAAGCATACCTAAAGTGGAATGATTATCAAGATTAAGAAGTTTCTTGGTTTCCTTTACCCATGTAATTTGGTCTTTTAGCACTAACTGCTGGGGTGTCTTCTTGTCTTCAATAGTTTTATGAGCGGTGTGATGAAATACTTTCCTGTACACCTCAAAAACGGCTCTTACTTTTCTTGCGATGAAGAACTCCATACAGGAGACAGTGAGTTTATACTCATTTGTCGGTCTTCCACCATTGGGGTTTTGAGGATTTTTCCTTAAAACTTGATAATCAACATTTTCTATAAAATCTAACTTCAAAGCTGAAACAGCATCTGATTTTTGACCGTAAACAAGCATCCATACTTCATCAAGATTGACTGGAAACTCGTCATCAGATTGTGACAACTTTAACACTGCGATGAAATACGCTTTAATTTCGCTTTCGCTACTCTCCTTTGATAAAATAATTTGTTGTGCCATAGATTTATTGAACTTTATTGGCATTATAGGGCTGGTAGCCTGCCCATATCCGGCTTTTCGGATAGGGCAAAGAAAAAGGCTGCCCTGTCCCATTGTTCAACCTATCCAAAG